AACACTGCTGCGTAACCTGTGAATGACATTCCGTCACCTGTTGGGCCTTCGCGTAGTTCGAAGTCGTTGATGTGAATGCGGCGTGTCTCTAATGATTCGCTCATGCCGTCAATCATAACAACATTCACGGGCAAGGTTCTAGAGGAGCGAGGATGATCTTTGGGAAGTAGATCGTTGTCGGTGATGTACTTCGGATTCTCTGGACGACCGTTGCGCAACAGATACAAGAACGAGTTCACCCGCGCATACGCCCACTGATTCCTAGTCATACCTGGACGGTGAGAAGTCGAATACGCTCCGGCACCGCGACGGAACACGGTTCGCAACATGCCGACAGTTGCCCGCTTCCAAGACGGATCCGCGCCATCAAGTTTCTCGTTGTGTTCATCGGCCTTGTTCTTCAAGCCTTCTTCGATCGCTTCGGTCAATTCGATTGTGTCCGACCCAGCAGGAGCTTTCGCTGAACCTTTCGGATTCTTATCTGAACCGATGATCTGGTCTGATGGTGGTGCTGGTGCGCGTTCGGATTGGATTGCTTCAGATTTTCTTGCGAACCAATCTCGTGCCGGCTGAGGGTTCAATGGGTTGATGCCCCACAAATAGTGTGCGACCGCACCCGCACCAGGGAACTGGTCATCGGTTGAATCCGAGTTCTTTGGTGCTTGTAGGTCTACGGCGTGTCGTTGCGCCCAAGCGTTCGCTCGCACAACTTTGTCTTCGGTGATGTCGCCTCGCGCCATATCTCGTGCCTCACGAACGGTTCTATCGACCAGCCCTTCACCCGCAAGACCTTGACCGTAGTAGTCCAATCCTTTTCTTGCTGCGGTACGAATGTAGACAGGTATCTCAAGAGATACCTGACGTACCGATTCTTCTTCTTCTTCTTCTTCTTCTTCCATCTCTTCTTCGTGTGGTTGCCATGCGTTGCAATAGAATCCGCCGTCAACATAAGCATCCCATCTTTCACACCAAGCCTTGAGGTTGTCTCCTTCACCTTGCACATTGTCTTCGTCGTAGAATTGGCAGTTCCCGCAAGCACGACCTTCAGGAACATCTGGTGCTAACGCTGGCCGATAGTTATCTGGCAACGCACGTTCGCCACCTGGTTCCATGTCTTCGGCAATAGATACCGCAACCATCTGATCGACTGCATCTTGTTTCGTTGTGTGACAGCCGATGACTTCGCCATCTTCTTTGACGGTTGCCCAACCAGAACAATCTGGTGACTTGTCAGTAATAAAGTAAGGCATTATGGCGTGATGAGTGTGAACGCTACTGAGTGACCGGTTTTGGTTGATATTGCGTAGATGCTTTGACCTGGATAGATATCGAAGTCTTCGGATGCGCTTTTCGGTAACGCATGACCAGCGTTCACGACAACTGTCGCGCCACCAATAAAGATTGTGTCGGTGTTGTCAATGTTGCTGATGTGCAAAGTCCCTGGGTTCACTCCAGCGTGACTGACAAGTGTTGCGGCTGTGCCGACTGCGATTGATCCGTTTGTGATTGGCATGATTGTTACCTCAGAGCATCAATAGTAGTTCAGCATCATCTTCCAAGATGCTGAATGTGATCGTGCTTGTTGCTTGTGCTTGCATACCGTTCAAAGATGTTGAGACAACCGCGTAGCGTCGTTTCGGTTGGATGACAGGAATCTCGACCACTGGCTCGATGACGGGTTCAATCTTTTTGCGTGGTGTCGTTGAATAAACTCTGCGACCGCCAGACGGTGTAGGTGTCGGCTCAGGTTCTGGTGGTGTCGGTGCCGAATCAACTGTTGCGACTAGACCGCCGAGGGTTGCTGTTGCAACAGCGTTCTGTTCGACTGCCGTGATCGCCGAAGCGGCAAGACCGCCGAGGTTCGCTGATGCGGTTGCTGGTAGTGCGACTGTTGCAGTGGCCGAAGAAGTAAGACCGCCGAGAGTTGCTGAGGCTGTTGCTGGTAGGACAACTGTTGCGGTCGCTGTGGCGACAAGTCCGCCGAGTTCTGCTTCGCCTGTTGCATCCGTTGTGACGATGACTTGCGCAACCTCGGCAACAAGTTCACCGAGTTCGGCTGAAGCGGTCGCGAAGTGTGTGACAGTCGCTGTCGCTGTAGCCGACATTGCACCGAGTGTCGCTGCACCTGTGGCTGTGGTTAGAAACTCTGCACCGTCAAGGACTCGTGTGCCGTTGAGTGTGCTGGTGTCGAGGATGAATGCAAGACCGCCATCGAGTCCTGTGGTGCTGTCGTTCAGTGTGCTTGTGTCAAGCACGAATCTTTTGACCGCCATGGCGGTACTAACTAGCGACGGTCAAAGATGCAGACAGATTGCCAGATGAAATTGTGTAAGTGTCACCAGCTGTATAAGCGTTGCCTGTGATCGTCCCAGAGAACAAGAAGTTACCTGCCGAGATGTTGTCCCAAGCGGTGAAGTGTGTTGCGTCTTGCGAACCTGCGATGTTCGTCCACGAGATATCTGCATCCGATGCGATAGCACCAGTCGAAGCCGCACCGAACGAAACAGATTTGCGTGTCGTCTCAGTCGCAGCGTTCGATGTTCCTGCCGCGCCTGGATCGCCGACATGAAGTTTGATGTAGACCTGTGCGACGGCGTAAGAAGTGTTGTTGCCGAGCGCGTCGAGGAACGAGTTGCAAAGATAAGCCGATAAACCTGTAGCCATTACTCTTCAACCCTTTCGGTGATAGTCAAGATTCTACCTTCGGCATCGCGTTCAACTGTGCGAACAGTCGGCCTATTCTCTGGCACGTTCACACGCACCACAGTCTCAGGCACGTTGATGATCGGTGCAGCGACACTCACTTGTGCTGGTGGAACATTGACAACCATTTCAGGCATCGTCACATTCACGTCACGCTGATTCACATCGTAGGTCGGTGCTGGTTCTGTTACCTGTTGCAACAAGACTGGTGCGACACCTGTGTGTGTGATCGGATCAATGTCGAGTGCTTTCAATACTGCGGCAGGTTCGAAACCTGCGTTGATAAGACGTTGAGCCATCATTGTTTTGCGGTCAAGTTCGGTGAGTCCTGCTGCACCAAGATCGACGTTCGCAAGTGGCACACGGTAAGTATCGCCGCCGTCAGCCGGTCGTAGGTCTTCAAATCGGCGAACATCGTTGATTGATAACCAGCCTGCTTGTAGTCCTGATGAATAGCCTGCGACTCGTGAACCGAAGTCGCCGCGCATCAAACCATCAAGGTTGAACTTCAAGAACGCACCACGGCCATCAATCAGTCTTGAATATCCATCCTCAATCTTGGTGACGTATGGTCGGAGTGTGTGCATCACAAAGTGAATGCCGTTCATTTCAACCGAAGCGTATGCTTGCGCACCTGACTGAATCACACCAGCCATCGAAGGCGGCACACGGAACGCACGAAGAATCTCTTCGACTGCGAACTGTCGTGATTGCAGGAACTGTGAGTCGTCTGGTGCGACCGAAGTTGTCGTGTATTTCGCACCACCGAACAGAATGCCTGGGCGGTGTGCGCGACGCAAACCTTTGTGACCTTCTTCGAATCCGTCAACAAGCGACTTTGCTTGTTCGCGGGTCAGGTTGCCTGGGAACTCGATGATGCCTGAAGTGTGCGAACCTTGACCGAAGAACCTCGCAGCAAACTCTTCAAGAGCTTTCGACAATCCGAGGTTCTCTTTGATTAGTTCGATGCGTGAACGGCCACGAAGATCGCCAGGTAGACGCAACTCGGACAGATGAATCATGTCCTCATGCTGGATGATGTCACGGTTGTCAAAGACGTAGACGATTCGGCGTGACTCGTCGCGTTTCACTTCAACTTTCAACGGATTCAAAACTGACAAACCTGCGACACCTTGATTGTCGCGGATGATACGAGTGAACGAGTTACCGTTCAACAACATCGAAACAAGTACCTGTTGGAAGTGGTCGGTGCGTGACACACCGACTTCGGGCATGTCGAGCCATTCTGGTCGTGGTCGGAATGGTCGGCGATCACCGTCAACACGGATGAACACATCGACTGGCAGAGTTGAGATAGAGTCTGCGATTAGTCGGACACACGCATACACGGTTCCGATCTTGAGAGAATCTTCTTGCGTGACTATCGTGCCGGCGTTGGTTGTGAATTGGAATGCGTCACCTGCGGCGAACAACGACTGATATGAGACTGCTCTCTCTTCTTCTCTTGGGTTGAACAGTCTTGACAACATTAGTTTCTAGCCGCTTTCTTTGACCGCTCCCAAGCCAAGGTGAAGGCAAGCAGAGATGCGCCTGTAAAGATTAGCCCAAGCGGAACCGCAATGTAAAATACGCCGACCGCAATCATCAAGATCGCGACCAGTTCCAATAACAATACAATCATCTTTCTCCTCACACTACAAAGAACCCTGGTTGCTGAACACTCTCGACTCGTCTCGTTGCACGATCCACAGCCATCGCCAATGCTATCGCAGCGTCAATCTTGCGTTTTGATTTACCTTTAGACAAACGCCAACCCATGTCGGTTGAGCGTTGCGCCGCCGACAACACCTGATCGGTGAACACAGGATCACCGTTGTGTGAGAGACGACCGTTCACGATGAACTCGTACAAAGTTCCGCAAGCAGGAACCATACGCGCAGTCGACTGGCTGAACTCAACCATCGTGAACCCTTCATCGGACATCGCTTCAGCCGAGCGTTGAAAGAACGCTGGGTCATAAGCGAACTCTTGCACCGTGTATTCGCGACCAAGATCGCGGATGTGTTGCTCGACTGCCGAGACATCCATCGCACCGCCATCTGGATGCCAAATCTTTGCACGAACAACAACACGACCAGACTCCTGCGGTTGCGCAACGACAACCGCGATCGAGTCATGCTTCAACGCCATGTCAATGCCGACGAACACAGGAATGTTCGGATCAAGTTCATCTTCGCTGCGACA